TTTAACAGGTAGTTCTGTAAGTGTAGAAGAACCACTATACATCTTACCACCACCACAAGAGAGGACTGTAGCTACTAAGTCTATATCTATAAACTCAAATAAAGATTCTAGATAAGTAGTAGAACCTAAAGTACCTCTACTTGTAGTAACTGGTGTCCAACCTCTACGACTACCTAAACGACCAAACTTATCTATGATACAGTTAGTAGCTTTAGTGGCATAACCACTCTCCAATGTAACACCACTCTCTTGAGTATTTAACCCAAGAAAGCCAAGTGCTGCATTACTAAGAGCTTTTAATTGACCTGCCATTAGTCAGCTACCCAAATCATTTCATCTAGACGTTGGCTAGACTCAATAGCAATTAAATCTGAAGCCATAGAGCGATAACGTTGTTCTTGTTCAGCATAACCACCATCATCACCACGTTCACTAATGGCACGAGCTAAGGCACCCTCTACTAAAAGAGTAGCTGGAATTAAGATTTGAGTTGCGTCAGTTGCTAGTTCATCTTGAGGAATAACACAGTTAATACGAATATTGTAAACAGCATCAGGAATAGGAAAGAAGTCTACTTGAGTATCACCATTAGAATCTACACCGTTAAAGTTATAGAACATAGGTGAACCAGTAGGTTGATCATAAGTTAAGTAAACCTTATCAAACCACTTAGTACCTCGTTGTTCAATGACTGTATTCTCTGAGTCATTAAATATATCTAGTACACGAATACGAGTACCTGATCCTACTAACACATAGTTAAATAGAGTGGGAGTAGTAACTGCAGTTAAAGTTGTACGAAGAGCTGACCAATTCCATGAGTCCTCTACTTCTGCTTTAACTACATTAACTAGATCTCCAATTAATTTGGAGTAAGGAGTTTCATTGACAGTAGTAACTTCGTTCTCACGAAGTCGTCTTAAAACTCTATTTACACATTCTAAGTATGTCAATTTAAAATCCCTTAATTATAATACAATTATACCACAGTAGACTAAATTTGTCAAGGTATTTATTACCACTTGACTTTATCAGCCCAGTATGCTGCAGACATTTTACCCTTAGCAATATTAGATGCATGACGAGCTTTGAATGACTTTTGCCTAGCTTTCTCAGAAGGAGTACTGGGGTTAGAACCAGCACCACTAACACCTTGTTGACCAAAGCGTATTAGTTTCTCTTTATCCCCTTCTTTTGCTAATACAGCATGAGATTTAGTGGGATGACCTGGAGTACGTTTAGGTTTATTGTACCCAGCAAAAGTTTCTTGTCCTTTTTTGATTGGCATATTATTTCCTTAAAGTAAGATACATACGTTCACCGATAACGAAGCTCATACAAGCTCCACTTAAATCTAATAGAATTAGAGTAATAGGTTCAGCTACTGAAGGAGTAAATACTGCACTTACTGTAGCTAACCAAATAATGATAATTGCAATATACCTAAAGCTAGACCTTAAGTTAGTAACCCAGATAGAAGGTTCTCCTGCTGGTTTATCTATCTCTGCTAGTGCTTGCAAACGAGCTGTCTCTGCTTGCATAAGTTGTATGCGTTCAGCTACATTGACAGGATTACCTCCTGCCCCTTTTGTAAACTTAGCAAAGATACCACGAACACCATCTGTTAAAGCTGGTAGTAGAGCTGGAAATAAGACAGACCACATTATACAATCCCCTTTACATATTTGCCTTTACCCTTGAGTGTGAGAATATTACCACGCATACGAGGATCAAATGATATATGAACCCAAGTCTTCTCATAGATTAGTTGGTCAAACTTAAGATTACTCTTACTTAAGATATTAGATATAGTAAGTGGAGTATGACCATAGGCTGTGAAGTCTACAGCATACCCATAAGTGTGTGACGAGTTACTAGTGCCACCTACTTGACGATTAACATCAGGACTGCGGTAGCCGCTATTGATAGTGATAGCCACATTGCCTAGTATCTCTCTTACTTTCTCCATATAGAAAGCAGTTGTGCGTAGTACTTCTATTACTTCTTTAGATGGTGTGTTATCTATTTTAGTATTAGTTGTAGTAAGTTCAGCAAGAGAGAAGTGAGGTGTTAATTGCATCTAGTGTCCTACAAAAGCACGAGATATATAAGAAATAATTGCCCCTACAAGAGAAGCAATCATCATACCCATCCAAAATCCACCACGACCTTTGTTAGCTAAGGCAAGCAGTTCTTCAAGAGCAGTCTCCATCTTGTCAATCTTTTTCTCAAGAGAATCAACTTTTGAGATTAGTTTTCCATATTCAACTGGGTCTATATTTACCATTTAAAACTTCTACCTTAATTAAAGAGTGACCCAAACAGGAGTAGGTGCTTCTGGAAAATCAATATCCCCATCAATAGGATTGATTGCATATTGTCTTATTATATTTCTATATGCTACAAACTCTGCTTGATTCCCTAAGTATGGATTTGATACTTTAGGATTTCCTACATCTGGAATTGTTGTCCAATCTGTTACTTCCAATTTAGACCTAGCTACTGTTTTATTTTCTTCTACTGTATATGGAATACGTGGTTTAGGTGCTGCTACTACTTCCCATACAGATAACGCATTATTTGCCCATTGTGGTAATTCAGAAATTAATTCGTTATTAGCACCATCATTATATTCAATCCATCCTTGTGTATCTTGCCATTGTAAGGCATGAACATTATTAGGAATATTATCTAATATAACATTCATATAGCATATTCCATCTTTACATACTGTTTTATCAATAGGAATAATTGAAAGTTTCATATACTACCCTTCTATTAAATTTTTATTTGCAGTAGCAATTAATACTTGTGTGCTTGTTTCATTTGCTTTAACCATTTCATTTCTGAATGACTCAATTGCTGCACCTGTTTCTCTGTTTACCTTACTATTCTCAACCATTAATACTGGAGTCCAGCACATTGCACAATCTGAATTATTTATAGTTTCTCCAGTTTGAGGATGTACCCCATGTACAGTAACCCAAAAACGACAAGATACTAATTCACCATCAACAATAGACCCATCCTCAACACATGGCTTCCCGCCCATTAAAGGGCAAATAATCTTAGCATCTTTAGCCATTAATCTTTGCTCGCTATTATAAAGTCGTAGTATTTAACCGCTAAATTAATTGCCGTTCCTGTAAATGCGCCTGATGTATGACTATGAGCATCTTGTGTATGATTGTGTGAAGTGCCTGTAAATGATTGACCAGTTACGGAAGGTGACCCTGAAATGCTTGGTGCGCCTGTTAATCCGTGAGTATGTGAACCACCGCCACCTGTTGTTGATGTATAAGGCAATGCTTGTGTGTTTGTTACCAATGAATCACGTTGCGGACCTGTGTTAGGACCACGACCAAACTGCACCCCTAAGTTTTCAGTTGCACGACCATTCATATGCTTATGTGCTGGCATTTGTGATTCAGCAAGTGTTGTTGCGCCTACTGCAAATGTACCTGCACCAACTGCTAAAGTACCTGCACTGACTGTTACACTAATTGACCCACCTGCCGTTGTTGCTTGATTTGTTGCAGTTGTAGATGCGGTTGCAGCAACGCTACCAGTAACTGCTTGACTTGCAAATGCTGTAGTAAACGCTACTGAACCACCAGAACTTGCAGTTCCAGTAACAAATCTTAATGAGCTATCATTTATTGCTGCTGTAGTATCTTTAGTCCATCCTGTAGGTGCTGCTGTCTGTTGAAAAGACATTCTAGTACCGCTAGGAAATGCACTAGGAGATGTACCACTAGAGGCAGCAGTTAAGCGTCCTTTTGTATCAACAGTGATACTTGCATAAGTATAAGAACCAGCAGATACAGCAGTATCATTTAAAGATACTACAGGAGTAAAGCCAGCAGATACACTTATAGGAGAAGTGCCACTTACACTTGTAACACCTGCTGCAGACCCAGCAATAGTTTGATTAGGAAATGTACCTGTAATAGTAATGTTACTACCTGCTACTAAACTAGGTGTAGCTGTACCAGTACCACCACTAGATACATCTAATATAGCAGATAGACCTGCTGCTGTTCCAGTAGTATTTTGATTCCATGTTGGAACTGTACCAGTTAGTCCACTATAGTCTACATTAGTTGCTGTTGCTGCATTACCACTTATATTAGTTTGGTCACCAGTATTAGTACCACTAGATGTTCCACTAAAAGTACCTGATTGAGTTGCTAGTGTTCCTAAACCTAAGTTAGTTCTAGAAATAGCAGAATCATTTAAGTCACTTAAGTTATTTGTTGCTAATAGTGCACCTGATAAAGAAGCAAAAGCAGATAACCAAATACTACCTGTCCAAATCTTCATTAAAGTTACTGCAGTATCAAAGTATAAAGCACCTACTAGAAGTGTACCACCATCATTATCTGTAGTAGGAGCTACTGCTTTTGCACCTAGGTATCTATCATCAAAGTTATCATAAACAGATTCAGCAGCAGTTTGAGCTGCCTCTGCTGCAGTTTGAGCAGTTTGAGCATCAGTAGCAGATGACGCAGCAGCACTAGCACTTGTTGCTGCATTAGCTTCAGAAGTATCTGCATTAGTAGCAGATGTGTTAGCATTAGAAGCATAAGTAGAAGCATTAGTAGCTTGGGTAGCTGCTGTAGATGCAGATCCACTAGCTGCTGTAGCACTTGTAGCAGCATTAGATGCTTGAGTGGTTGCTATACCTGCTTGTGTTGTTGCAGTAGATGCTTGACTAGTTGCTGTTGAAGCACTAGTAGAAGCTGATGAGGCACTTGCTGCAGCATTAGAAGCTTGTGTAGAAGCAGTAGAAGCACTAGTAGCGGAGTTAGTTGCTGATGTAGCTGCATTAGTTGCTGATGTCGCAGCTTCACCTGCTTTAGTAGTAGCTATACTTGCTTGAGTAGTGGCAGTTGTTGCTGAAGTAGATGCATTAGATGCAGAGGTAGCTGCATTAGCTTCTGATGTATCTGCATTAGTTTCAGAAGTAAGAGCATTAGTAGCAGAAGTAGCTGCACTAGAAGCACTAGAAGAAGCATTGCTTGCTTGAGTAGTAGCAGTAGATGCACTAGAGGCAGCATTAGTAGCAGAAGTAGAAGCTTCGCTTGCCTTAGTAGTTGCTATACCAGCTTGTGTTGTTGCCGTGGTAGCTGATCCACTTGCAGATGTAGCACTAGAACTGGCATTAGTAGCTTGAGTAGTAGCGGTAGCTGCGGATGTTGAAGCACTAGAAGCAGAAGATGCTGCATTAGTAGCTTGAGTACTTGCTGTTGTAGCTGAAGCAGCTGCGTTAGTTGCTTGAGTAGAGGCAGTAGTAGCAGAACCACTTGCTGCCGTAGCACTATTAGCAGCATTCGTAGCTGAAGTAGCTACAGCAGTTACACTGGCAGCAGCATTAGACGCTGATGTAGAAGCCTCAGAAGCTTTAGTTGTAGCAATAGTAGCACTTGCTGCAGCAGAGGTAGCACTAGCAGCAGCAGCATTCTTACTATTTGTAGCATCATTTGCAGCATTAACAGCTGTAATGGAACTATTAGAGGTATCTGCCGTAGCATCACCACTACCTCCTGGACCTCTAAATATCGCCATTAAACTAGTCCTTAAATATAGATTTTACAGCTACAGTTTTCTCTTTTACTAAACCTTCAGGAGCTTTAGCTTGGACTTTAGGCTCTACAAACTCATACTGAGGATGCTTAAGCATAGTCTTAATATCATGCTCATACTCAAAGTTAACAATAGTACCTGATAATTTACATTTAAATTGTGCCATTTAATTCTCCATTGAGTAAATAATTATGCAAAAACCCCCTACCCGAGTCGTATGGGTAAGAGGTTTAAACCTAATTACTTAGGCTGGAACAGCTAATGCAAAGCAAGCGTTATCACGTAACTCTTTAACACCGTACAATGTATCTGCAGTGTATAGAGTACCTAAGTATTCTTGTTTGTATTGAGTTTGTGAACGAACACCTTGTTGTTCAACCAACACGGCAGCATCTTTGTGACCTAGTAAAGCGATACGAGCACCACCAGTAGCAGTATCACAGTTGCTTGATACAAATACAGGGATACCATACAAGTTACCGATTTCACCATTGCGGATTGTGTTGCCATTACCAACTTCACCAACAAAGGCTTGTTCAGTGTAGCGATCTAAACCCATCAATGTGTTACGTGCTGAAGGAGGAATCAAGAAGAAACGACCATCCATAGGAACATCGTTATCATCTAAACGTTGGATTGTACGACGGATAGCAGCATCAGTTAATGCAGAAGCATTGCTTGAACCTGATGTGTAAGCAGTAGTACCGTCACCACCGATGTAAGCACCACCGTAAGTAACACCAGAACCACCGTTGAAAGTACGACCTAATTGGATCAAGGAAGTATCAACTTGTTTAGATAAAGCATAACCAGCATCTTCAGTGTAGAAACGACGTAAAGATGATAGAGCTTGTACTTCTGTAATATCTTCAATCAAACGTGAGTATTCGTAGTGTTTATCTACCAATACGTTCACTTCTGTTTCAGTAGCTGCTTGTAGAGTTACTTGTGTTTCAGCAGCTTTAAGAGAAGCTACACCACGAGTAGGAGAAGGGATATGGATAGTATCACCTTTCTTACCAGTGAAAGACATTTTCTTAAATAGGTTAGCTGCTACAAGAGATTTCTTATAAGCAGCGATAATCTCATCACTCCAAATTTCTGGGATGAAGGATGCGCCTGTAGTATTTGTTACGTGATTTGAGCCTAAAGCCATTTTGTAAATCCTTTTCTAAATTGTTTTTATATTACCCTGTTCTCTCGATAGGCAATCATAATTTCGTTTGCCATGCTATCGTATCGATCAGGATCAGTTTGCATAAGTTTAATAATATCGCTTCGACGATATTTCTTTTTTGATGTAGCTTCAGTAGCTCCTGATGTTCCCATATCTGCCGATTTAAGTTGTTGCTCTCGGTCTAATTTAGAGGTATCCGTTACTTTCTTAGTGTACTCCTGACGTTCAATCCAAGTAGAAAGTAGTTCATCAGCAGAGTCAAAATCATAATCATTCTGTGCCCTGTTGTATAACTCTATTCGTACTTTTGATCCATTTACCCAATTACCAAATTCTTGGCTTGTTGCAATTTCACGGAAGTTAGGATACTTCGTAGCAATCTTATTTTGGACTGCTGCTTGTTTCATAGCTATAGACTGTTGTTTAGCATCCTTGATTGCTGGATGTTCATCAATAGCCCGTTTAGTTGCTTGTATAGGATCACTATAAAAGTCGTCATCACTAAGATCTGTTTCTACATCTGTCTGTAAGTTTCTAGAAGTTTGCGTTTTAATAAAGTCATCTACTGTTCGACGTAGTTCGCCTACTTCATTACCTTGTTTACCAATTAGCTTTTCACTTTCTTGGTGCATTGCGATAATATCTTTTAGCGATTTGTTACGGTATTTCTCTGGTAGATCGTCTACAACCTCTTCTTTACTAGCTGAGGTATCTAAAGTTTCCGAGTTGTCAATACTATCAATTGAGTCAGTCTCTAGATCATTAATTAAAACTTCATCTATTACTTGTGCCATATTAAGTCTCCTGTGCATATAAGCATTTTAGGAAAGGAACTAGTTACTTGGCTATCGTAGCTAATCTCTTTGGGTAGCAGCCATTCTGTGCTTTTTTTCCCAAGCGGCTGCTGCACCTGGAAAGCTACCTGAGTATCCTTCTAATGAAATAGTAGGTGTGCTAATCATTCGAGTAGCTTTACTATTACATATAGAACACTCAGTGTATTCTGTTGTATTATCTACGTACCGTTCATCTGTATGATCACATACGGTACACTTAAAATCAAGCATTATCCGCATTTAGTAACTCCTCATAAGTTTGTTCTGATACTTGTTGTAGAGAGAGAATCCACTGTAAGATATCTAGTTGACCCTTACGTTTATGGAACCCCTCAAAGTTATCAGTACTACTTATCTGGTTTGTTGCTTCATACATCTTTTCTACATCTTCTATTAGGTCTTTCCACCCTTTAGAGGACATCGTACTAAATCTTTCTTCATAATAATCTTGCAATTCTCTTTCCAAACTATTGCACCTTTTCTAAAAATGTGTTATAATAGCTCTACTTATATAATGATTATACCATAAGATTATTGGTTTGTCAAGTTATTTTTACTAGCCATTTGCATCTTTACTATCTCTCTATTCTGTTCACTATCTACTGCTTTTAGATTAAGAGTTTTCTCTTTTAGTAGGAGATCAGCAACTTTAACACGACGTTCAAACTCTTTATCGTCACCTTGACCTGCATCTAGGTTAGTAGATAGAGCTGCAACTAGTTTAGCTTTTACTACTTCAGGCTCAAGTTGAGTTTCAACAGCAATTTGTTTAGCTTCTGCTTGTTGTTTGCCTGCTTTAGTGTTAAGATCTGCAGTTTGTGCTGCCACTAGACCCATTTGTAGCTGTGCTTGCTGCATTTGCATCTGTTGTGCCTGTGGATCTGGTTGTTGTGCTTGAGCTAACTGCTGTAGTAGCTGTGTTTTGTTAGCTAAGTTAGAAGTTTCTAGGACACCCTGCATTAAAATAGGTAATAGAGGACTATCTGGACCTAGAGTCTTCATTAAATTGATGAATTGTTGTTGTTCTACTTCTCGAGCAAGCATACCTAGTGTAGAACTAGGAATAAACTTCCAATCTTGTGTCTTAAAGTGCTCAGGATCAAACTGCATGAACCTCCAAGCTGCCTTCTCTACGAATGGAATAAGGAAACTGTCTTGGAAATTGACTAAAGTACGTTTATTTTTCTTGATAATAGCAGAAAGAGCAAACGACATGTTAGCACCTTCAGGTTGAGTCTGCATTGCTGCAGTATCCATAGTACCTGTAGCTTGTAATAGCATCTGTTCGAACTGTTGTGCTGTCTGAATATTAGCACCATCTACTGAACCAAACTTAAATGGCATCAAGATTTCTTGAGGATTACCATTAGTAAGAATAGTTTTACCTGGACGTACTTCAAACTTACTACCACGAGGTAGACGAGTAGCGTCCATAGCCATCATAGGCACGGTTGCAAGGGCTAAACTATCTAAGTGGCTACGTAACTGTGCATCAATTGCTTTCTGCATGTTGTAGCCCTTCTCTGCAACGCCACGACCCCAGAAACGATTGGGAATAGTATCATCTTGGTAAGCTACAATAGGACGATCTTTCATCATATAAGGAGATTTCTCTGCCTTAAGAAGAGAGGATTCATTAGCAATAACTACTACTGCTTCTACTAGATCGCCATACTCTTCCATTAAGTCACTAATGTCTTCGGCTTTACCTTCTTCATCACCGAATAGACTTACTACATCACCATCCTCAGTAAGAGCACCTTCTAGTAAATTTTTAGGAACTAGACCATAGTATCGTAATACTCGGATTTTATCATCATTATATTCTTGATCAATAAAACTAGCTTCTAGATCACTATCAGGAGTAGAATCATCACCTAAGTCTTTAGCATCTTTGTATATACCTTGAGAGATAGCTTGAGCCACAGAGTGTGCAGAAACAAACTCTTCAATCGCTACACCCATAGCATCCTCTACAGAAGTAGCGTTAGGATCTATAAGGAAGTTCTGAGGATTGATTGGACGTAGAGATACTCGAACCTTCTCTACCTCTTGTACACCAATAGCTGCTACATCTAAACCTTCAATAGGTTGAGTGGTAGGGAATAGCTCTTTAGTCTTCTTAACAGTAATCTCACCAATACCTGTACCGTAGATAGAAGCCAGAAGGATTACATCTCCTACTGCTTTACGTACTTTATTCTTCTTGAAACATTCCTTCATGTAACGCTTCATGTATTCTACATCTGATGGATCATTATCACCCATATCATCTTCGATGTCGAATAGATAATCACCTTGACCAAAGACTGCTTCTTCTATCTCAGCTGTGTGGTTCTCAATAGCTTGTTGTAACGCAGGAGAAGTAATACGACTACGCTCTGAGTTACGAGTAGAGTCCTCTGCAGCCCAGATACCACGCCATAAGCGTTCGTATTCTTTCCAGTCTTCAAGATAGTTATCATCACGATGATCTCGCCACTCAGAGACATTATCGTTAATCCAATCTACTAGTTTATTAGAACTCATTTATCTATCCTCTTTTAAAATCCACTAACTCTGTCTAAAGGTTCGTACTGCTCTTCACTATCGTAATCGTGAAAGTATTCTACTATCTGTATCTGATCTATGTATGCTACCGCATCTATTAAGTCATCGTGTAACTGTGAGTTAGGGAAGTTGACTAGTTGATCAATAAACTCATTGTTCCAAGTTCCGTAGTTTAGCGAGACTTTTCCGTGCTCAAAGCGACCTTGGAGAGCCCAGACAATTCGATCTGTTTTCTTTTGATTACCATGAGTAACGTCATCAATCCTAAAGTAGTGATTGTGCCTACGCATAAGGTCAGTAAGGTAAGGTAATGCTGCATTCTTTAGACTCCCCTTTTCAATACCTACAGCTACGGGTTCATACTTAACTACTGCAGACATTATCTGAGAGCAAGTCTCTTTAATATCCCACCTACCATGGAGTACATCTGCTATCCACCACCCACCATCATGGACCTTGACTACAGCTATAGCCGTCTCATCAAGCTTTTTATTCTTATTTCCTGACTCTCTATCCACATTAATAAAGCCAGCCAAGTCAACTGCAACGAAATAACGACCTTCACTAGGTTCTTCTTCATCTATATGTATCCAATCCTCTTTAAATAGATCTCGTGATGCAGCTTCAAATGAAGCCATAAACTCTTGTCTAAACGCAAAGCTAGACATAGACAACTTAGCTGCTTCTATCTCATCCTTAGGAAGAAGAGGATTATCATAAGAAGTATAGTGGAACGACTTCCAGTCAGGATCCTTCTCTCCTTCACTGTACTTAAACAGTTCGTAGAAGTGGTTCCTACCTTTAGGAGTACCAATAAACAAAGCACCACCTCGAACGTCTGCTAGAGCTGGTCTTAAGATCTGTTCGAATACCTGAGGTTTCATGTCAGCGTACTCATCGATCACTACATATGCTAGACCTACACCCCGAAGAGTATCTGGTCTATCAGAACCTTTGAGATAAATCTTACGTCCGTTAATCAGAGTTAACACCGAAGTATTCTCGTGGGCAGATGCTGTCACATCTCGTGCTATCTCTTTTAGAAGAGACCAGAGAATATCCCTTGCTTGCTGATAAGTAGGTGCTACGTAGAACACATCCTTTTCAGTACTCTTTAGTGCCTCAATGATCAAGGTCCAAGCTGCTAGTCGAGACTTACCAAAGCGTCGACCTGCTGCTACTACTTTGAACCTATGTGGATCGTTGAATATCTCTAATTGTTTTTCGTGTAACTTAACCTGTAGATTTGCCATAGATTAGAAGGAGAATCCACCTTTGATCATAAGGTCATAACCTTTTGGAGTTAGTCTACCAGAAGCATCTACAAATCCATTGTCAGATAGTTGTTTGTGAAATTGACCATAGACTTCAGGAGTCTTAGAGTAACCATCATACTTAACGCCAGCATTCATAGAGTTACTTCTATCTACCATTGGAATCTGGAAGGAAGTATCTAGAGACTTATCTGTAGCATTCACTTGGAATCCATCTCCTTGGTAACTACCATATACATTTGTAGGACTACCTATTTGTTTAGAAGCTCCTACTGTTCCGATAGGAGTGTCATATGAAACATCTCCTTGTAGAACTCTATTAGTAAGATCTCCAAGAACAGAGAGTGACATATTGCCTAGTCTTTTAGAAAGAGACATAGGTCCAGAGGGAACTAGACCATACTGAGTGAATCCGTTACTTTCATCCATTCTCTATCTCTTCCTCTTCTATGTATTCTGCTTCAATCGGTTCTTCATCGTTTTCTTTTATACCTACTTCACCTACGCCCATGATCTGAATAGTAATCCCCTTGTTACCCTTATTCTCTTTCTCAAAATAAGATGTAGGGATCATACGATCTATAAGCAGTTTGAGACAAGCCATCTGATCAGAGTCGTTGTCATCTAAAGCTTTGTCCATTACTTTCTTTACTACAAGAGTACTCTTACCTGTGAGCATAGCAGCAAGGATCTCTTGCGACTTAGCCTTAGTCTTCTCTGGTAGAATAGCAGGTGGAGTGTAGTCCCTTTTAGGGGGAGCAACCTTAACGGTTAACCCAAGAGCAGCTCTAATCTTGTTAGTCTCCTCTCTACTTCTCCTACCCTTTCTACGAGGCTTGGTAGCCTTTGCCGTATCAATTGTTTCCGTCATTTATTTAGTCTTTATCAAATGAGACACCACTATAGCCAGAAGGATTACGTTTAGTGTAGCTTCGAGCTGCTCTATTATTCTTCATTGTTTGTAGTTTATCTGCAATGTCGCTAGGTACTTCTTCTTTAACAACTGCCTTTACTTTAGCTACAGGCGTTGCTGTCTTAGGTTTAGCAACAATAGATTCTTTAGCCCTAAGTTTGTAATTCTCAGCTGCTCGGTTATTCTTCATAGTCTGAAGTTTGTCTGCAATTTCACTTGGTGTAGCCATCTATTTAAAACTCCCTCTATTAATTATTACCAGGTTTAGAACGTTTACGTTTTACTTCTTTATCTGCATTCTCTTTAGCCGAGATAACTCGTACGTTAGACTTCTTAGTAGAACCACCAGAGTCTAGAGGTTTCTTGTGATCAGCTTGTCTCGGATCCCCTACTTTGAGTCCAGATTCTTTACGAGCCTTGTTACGAGCAGCACGATCTTTAACACGCTTCTTACTTTGTTCGTGTTCCCAGTCTAACTCTTTCTTATAATCTCGTTTGCCGTTCGTCATGTATGGCATGTCGCTTCGCTCCAATAGAAAATCTAACTAACTATGTAATCATTATAACATAGAAGAAACTAAAAGTCAAGTAAATTCTAAAGAAGAAAGTATTTATTTATTTTCTAGAGAAGGGATATTGACTTTAGATTAGAAATATGATATAATATTCTTATATTGATCAATTAGAGAAACACTACTTCTAAAAACTCCTGTTTTAAAATAGAAAGAGATTTCTACTAAGTAGTAATGTCGCAGATCGATATAGTCTATATCACCTCTCCTTCCCTCCATTCTTGCCTAACATACCATATTAAGCAGAGACGTTCTATTTTACCCTTTGTTGTGTGTGTTGTGATACATCATTTAAAATCCACATCAGTTATATAGGCACCCCCCCCTATACTTGTTACCTCAGCACTACCTAGTAGCGTTAGATGCGTGTGTTATGTTGTTAATGTTGAACGTGTCCGTTAGTTAAGATAGATATGTGTAGTGTGGTACCTCTATAGATA